AATTAACTTGAGCGAGTAATATAACGGCGATATTTAAATCGATGGCCATCTGCTTTATCTTGTGTGAGATGTCGGCTATGCCTTCAGCCTTACCCATCTTAGAAGAAAAAGGAATCAGTTGTAAGTAATCAATCACTAATAACTTTACTCCGTATTTGTTTACGAACTGTCTGGTTTGACTACAAAGATCATCTGCACTCCTGACGGAATGCGATGTATATATGGGTAAATCCGCAAGCTGATTGACCGTATCCTTGACCCTTTTCATTTGTTCTTCTGTCGCTACGTCATCTTCTACGGTTCGTATGTTCACCCCAGATATGACCTGAGTCAGCCGTTTTGTTAGTTGTTTTTGTGGCATCTCTAGCGAGAAGATACCGCAGTTATGATTATCTTTTGTGACGGCCTGTAATGCAATGTATAAAGCTAGGGCGGACTTACCGCAGGATGTCGGTGCAGCGATGGTCATAACCTCGCCAGCGGCGATGCCTCGATTGCCTAGGTAGTCATCGAACTTATTGGTATGCGTCCTTACTACATCGGGTTCGTATTCGCCGGACTGCATCTTGGCGATATCATCCAGTAACTCCTTGGCGGATTCACCGATCTTTACTTTAGATTGGCTATCCAGTGGTCTAGATAAAAGTGTATTCTCAAGCTCAGAACGAATCTCGTCGTAGCCCTTTGTCTCGGACTCAACATCCTCTACGGCAAGCCTACAGGAACGCATCAGTTCACGGAGCTTGGACTTTTCTGCCACTATATGCGCAAAGTAATGAGCCTGAGAGGGCGTAGAAGCCCTTTCTGTGATGGCAAGTAGCCCGGCTATACCGCCGACCTCGTCAACGCCCCTAAGGGTCTTTAAATGCTCAAGTATGGACACATCACTCAAGGGTTTTCCTTGAAGTGCTAGTGCACCGATTGTTTCAAAAAGTAGTTGGCATCTCTGCAAATAAAAATCGCCCGACTGGACGATTTGGGTAACGGAATCATAGACTGATGTGTCCTCTTCGAGCAAACAAGAGGCGATTAATCCTTCCTCCGCTTCGGCGTTATGTGGCTGCCGATGAACCAGTAGTTCCAATTCGTCTTGATTCATTCTCAACTGTAGACAAAAGGGCGCGAAGCAATTGACCCAAAGCGTTGTGCTTTATTCTAATTTCTTTGGGTAACTTAAGGGGATCAATCTCGTTGTGAATGTTGAGGGATACCTCTGCGGCTTCTTTAATTTTTGTCATTTTGTATTAGTATATTTTTGAAGTTAAGAACACTTGAACCCCCCGTCAATTTGCGGAGGGCCAAGCATTCTAGCACAAGGACTTACTTCTTTTCTTCTCTTTCGAGCATCCCTATGGCTATCAATGAGTAGCCAATTAGGTCACGAAAAATGTCCTTGGATTGATCGCCCCTGCTGTTAACTTGAAGCGATCCATCTGAACAGAAAGCCTTAGCTCTCTGGAATTTATCCTGCATACGGATGCAGATACCCGTAAGGGGATGAACGCCGAATTCAGAAGAAGCATCGAAATTAGCAAACGGATTTTGACAAGTCTTGCCTCCCGTGTAATCCGCGTTCTTGTTGGCGGTCATCGCTAGGATGGAATCAATTTCTTCCTGACGAAACTTATCCCACCAAACCTTATCGAATAAGGCGTTCATTTTATCCATTCTTAGAAGGGTGAATCGTCACTAGTTGGCGCACTAGCCATAGCTGGTGCAGGAGCAGTAGGTTTGCTCGGCGCATCAACTGGGTTGAGTGCAAGCGACATAAAAGGAAGACCGCTTTTGGCAATCTTCTTCCATCCTTTTAAGTAGTAGGATTTACCCTCTACATCAATCTTCCCGTTGTAATCAGGATGATTGGGTTTATCTTTGCGGTCATTCAAAAAGAATGCACCGGTATTCGTGTTATCGTATTCAGCCATATTATTATTATTGGTTGGTTAGAATTCAGTAGGCGTGACGATTGGAACCGTGAACTGCGGAGATCGAGGCTTGTCCTTGCCGTGCTTGTTGGTAGCGTCTGGGTCTTTGGTATCGTCGATAGCAAAGAGTCCATTGAGGGCATACTTACGAGCATAGGAACTAGCGGAGCCAGTTATCTGCGCTTCGTCCATACCCTTTTTCATTTCAGCCTCACGAGCAAAGGCAGTTGTTGTTGCAACCTCGTCGGCGTGGGACTCGTGAACGGTAGCTGTTGCTTTGACATATACTCTGCCACCCACTTCAACGATTTCATCGCTGACTGTTAGGAAGCAATTGTATTTATTTAATAAAGGCTTAACGGCCTCTAGTATATCTTCGGCTGATCTGTAAGAGTATCCACCGAACTTGTTAGTCTGTCCCTTCGGAGCTTTTAGCTCGGACTGGATGGACTGCATTATTCTTATTGTATTATTTTCTTTCATAATAGTTTTTAGTCAGTTTGCGATACAGTTCGCATCGCTGTTTTTCATTGGAGCAGAACTCAAGTTCTTTCTTGGTCGCGCCTAGGTCTTTCAATTCAACAATCTGTTCGGCTGCTGTCAATGAATTTTTAAATTTTTTTGTTAGTTGCTTAAGTCCAACTGGATGAAGGATATCTAAAGTTTCTCGTTCAAGATAAGCGGCCATCGCGTCAAGCACTCCGGGCAAGTTCTCTTTATCTCCCTTGCACATTCTTATATAAAAGTTCTCAACCTTTCCGAGCAAACTATTTGCCTGTCTGGATATAACCCCACGAACCATCCCCGTTTGGTGATCGTGATCAAGAACCCAATCATCTTTCTTTGAAGCTAGGATAGGGCAGCACAATGGCTTGTGCCTATCTCTGAACTCCTTGATTTTATTTTGAGGAAGATACGTCATAATAGATCCAGGATGCTTCTCGCTTGGTTGGTATTATTCATTCCAATTCTAACTGTTTTATTGATATTATTTTTCCAATCGCTCCGCGTTTAAAAACACAGAATCCATTTTTTTTTGGAGCCTTTTTTAGTAAATGTTTTAGTGCTGACTTTTCGTCAATTGCCCACTTGAAACTTCTTCCTACGTAGTTAGTGGGCATACCTTTCATACTGTATCTGATTTCGTATTGATTCATTTCATACGGAGGAGCCAGTAAAGTTCGGCGCACTTCTTTGCTACCTTTATTCCTTTCTGCATATCTTCGTTTGACCATTCCTTGTGATAATGTTTGCAAGTATCGCAATCAATAATTACTGATCTGCAATCAGGAAGGTATGGAAGTTTGTGTTCCTTCATTATCATAAAGGATTCAATGGCAAGTTGTTGGCAGTCCTTATCATAGGTCTTGGCTTTGCCTTTGGTGTTAGTCCTGCACTTGTAGTCCGCAAGGAATAATTTACCATCCGCATCGTGACCAACGAAGTCCACGCTGCCGGCGATCTTGATTCTATTATTAGCAATAATCTTTTCACAAGCAATTGGTTTTACTCCTTCATCGTGTATCCACTCAATGAAGGGGAGAGCCCATTGATCCCAAGCACTTTGTTCTGGCCCGATATCAGAAAACAAAAATTCGTAATCAATATGATCCTCAATAAGTTTATGAACAGTAGTTCCGAACTCAGAGGACTCAATGGTGTCACCCGTAATCGGATGCTCTCTTGTCCCGTATGTTAAACGCTCAATGTCCTGCCAAACTAGGTCTGGAAATTCGCGAGCCAGAGATGTAATCATCCTTGGCTTATAAATACTGTCAAGAAAACTATCCTTGACTATCCCTAGCACTGTAGTAACGGAAGGATAAACCTTCCCTTTCTTCCTGGCTTGAGATGGTGTGGTTATATCACCCTCAAACTGAGGATCGAAAACGTCAGTGCAGTTATAGAAATGAGCCATTATAGTTCTTCTTGATCCATCACGTATTCAATTGCTTGACGAAGGGACTTAGTGCTGATGCCATCGCAGGGCATTGAAACTATTGGGTCAAAGAATCCCTCCTTGTGTATTTCGCAAGTGGTAATCTTTCCATCAATGTCCGCTTGCCAGATATGGGTTAGACCCTGTCTGGCGAAGTAATTAAAAACTTCTTTGGTTTTTCTTGGTGGTAGCTCATTGTTCTCAACGACTTGGATCGCGGAAGCAATCTCGTCGGCTAAAGTATCAGAGGTCTTGGCTTGGTGCTCAAGTTCCTGCACTACTTCGTATGCGTTGTCCTTAGTTATTTTCATCAGTTCGTTAGTTTATGGATTAGAGTTACTAGCAGTATTGAAACCCCGCCTCCGAGGATACAACAAAAAACTATTACGGCGGAGTAGAAAACATCCTTACCACCTTGGACTAATTCTTCGTATTCATCTTTTTTCATACTACTGATTCCTCCACTTCTAGAACTGCTGATTCATCGGCATCAATCACATAGCATTCGTCGGATTCAAGTTCCTCAAACCAAAACGTATCGTGTTCGGTTAGATTGTTACTCTTAACTTTTTCAGTAGCTTCATTGTCGCTTCGTGCATATACAGTGTATCTTCGCACTCCAATTACTGGTTGGTCTACGTCAAAAGCTATTGGCTTTTTGTATGTTTTATTTTTCATATTATTTATTGGTTACTCTTTGGATTAAAGTTACGAATGCTTTTGCGGCAGTCTGATTGACAACGCCGTTGCCTAGCAATCGGAGTCGATCCACTCGATTGGCAGTTGCGTCCACCCCACAGGTAGACCCATTAGATGTTCGACCCA